GGAGGATCACGAAAACCTGCCTCAGGCTTGGTGCAAAAATTGTAGGTAAATGTATGATGGGATCAACATCTAATGCTCTAGCAAAAGGTGGAGATAACTTTAAAAAATTATTTTATAATTCAGATGTCACAAATAGAAACCGCAATGGTCAGACTGCAAGTGGATTATATTCTTTGTTCATACCTATGGAATGGGGTTACGAAGGATTTATCGACAAGTATGGCTATCCTGTCTTCGACACCCCATCAGAACCGGTTGAAGGAATTGATGGCGAAAGAATATATACAGGAGTTATCGAACACTGGGACAATGAAGTTGATGGGTTAAAGAACGATAGTGATGCTTTAAATGAATACTACAGACAATTTCCAAGATCTGAAAAGCATGCATTTAGAGATGAAACAGTAAATTCATTATTTAATTTAACTAAAATATACCAACAGATAGATTTTAACGAAGAGATGACTGCTAAAGGTCATATAGTTAAAGGTTCGTTTTCATGGAAAAACGGTATGAAAGATACTGAAGTTATTTGGACACCAACTAACAACGGTAGATTTAAAATATCTTGGATACCACCAAAAAACATACAAAACAATACATTAGTTAAAAATGGTATTAAGTATGCTGGCAACAATGGATTAGGTGCTTTTGGATGTGACTCATATGATATATCTGGAACTGTAGGAGGTAGAGGTTCTAATGGAGCGTTACATGGTTTAACTACTTTTTCAATGGTAAGTGATGTGCCTAATAGTAAGTTTTTTTTAGAGTATGTTGCTAGACCTCAAACAGCTGAAATATTTTTTGAAGATGTATTGATGGCATTAGTGTTTTATGGTATGCCTATACTTGCAGAGAATAACAAACCTAGATTACTTTATCACTTAAAAAGAAGAGGTTACAGAGGTTTTTCAATGAACAGACCAGACAAGTTAATTGGCAATTTATCTAAAACAGAATTAGAATTAGGAGGTATTCCTAACTCTTCAGAAGATATAAAGCAAGCGCACGCTGCTGCTATTGAATCATATATAGAAGAATACGTTGGTGCTAAAGATGAAAATCATGGAGATATGTTTTTTCAAAGAACACTAGAAGACTGGGCTAAGTTTGACATATCAAAAAGAACAGCGTACGATGCATCCATAAGTAGCGGTTTAGCTATCATGGCATGTCGTAAACATTTATATCGCCCAAGGGCGGAAAGAGTAGTTAAAACACTTGATTTTTCTTTTTCAAAATATAAAAATGAAGGATCAAGAAGTGAGATAATAAAATAAATATGGCAAAAATAAAAGCGAAAAATTACGCATTCCCTAGTCAAGCGGTGTCTGACTCCGTTAAAAAGACTCAAGAGTATGGTCTATCGGTTGGTAGAGCTATTGAACAAGAGTGGTTTAATAAAGACAATAATGGGGTTAGTAGATTTTATAATTCTAGAGAAGAGTGCCATAGATTAAGGTTGTATGCTCGTGGTGAGCAGTCTATAAGAAAGTATAAAGATGAATTTGCTATAAACGGAGATTTATCTTATTTAAATTTAGATTGGAAACCAGTACCTATAGTTCCTAAATTTGTAGACATTGTTGTTAATGGTATGCAAGATAGAACTTTTACTATAAAAGCAATAGGACAAGATTCTTTGTCTACAGGTAAAAGAACTAAATTTGTAAACGATGTTCAGCAAGATTTAAACACAGCAGATCTTCTTTTAAATATAGAAACAAAATTAGGTGTTTCAGCAAGAAACTTTGCTGTAAATGATTTACCGGCTAATACTGAAGAATTAGAATTATACATGCAGCTTAATTATAAGCAAGGTATAGAATTAGCTGAAGAACAGGCTATTGAAAATATATTTATGTCTAATAAATATAGCGACACAAAAAGAAGAATAGACTATGATATAACCACAATAGGTATTGGATGTGCTAAGCATGGTTTTAATAATACTGATGGTGTTGTTGTAGAGTATGTTGATCCAGCTAATTTAGTGTGGTCTTATACTGATGATCCTAATTTTGAAGACTGTTATTATTTTGGTGAAGTTAAAAACATAAAAGTAAACGAACTTAAAAAACAATTTCCTGATTTATCAAATGAACAAATATCAGGATTTGTTAAAGAAGGTTCTAACTGGAATATTTACAATACTTATAGTCCTCGAGATAATCAAGTTAATGACTCATTATCTCAAAACAATACGTTAACTGTTTTATATTTCAATTGGAAAACTTGGGAGCATGATGTTTATAAAATAAAAGAAGTAGCAACTGGAGCTTCAAAAGCTATAGAAAAAGATGATAGCTTTGATCCACCAGAAGATTCTATTAGATTTGAAAAAGTAAAACAAACAAGAGAAGTTATATATGAAGGTGTATTAATATTAGGAACTCAACAGCTTTTAAAGTGGGAGAAAGCAACTAATATGGTAAGGCCTAATGCTAACTTAAGTAAAGTTATGATGAATTATGTTGCTAGTGCACCAAGAATGTACAAAGGTAATATAAATTCTTTAGTTGCAAAAATGACTCCTTATGCTGATTTAGTTCAATTAACACATTTAAAACTACAACAAGCATTACAAAGAATGACACCGTCAGGTGTATATTTAGATGCTGATGGATTAGCTGAAATAGATTTAGGTAATGGAAATAATTATAATCCTCAAGAGGCTTTAAACATGTATTTTCAAACAGGATCTATTATAGGTAGATCTTTAACTGTTGAGGGTGATCAAAACGCTGGAAGAGTTCCAATACAAGAATTACCAGGAAGTGGTGGTGAACAAGTTCAAGTTTTAATAGGAGCTTATAATCAGTATATTCAAATGATGAGAGATGTCACTGGTTTAAATGAAGCTAGAGACGGTTCTGATCCAGATCCAAATTCACTTGTAGGGGTTCAAAAACTAGCAGCTGCTAATAGTAATGTTGCTACTAGACACATACTATATAGTAGCATGTTTATAACAACTTCATTAGCTGAAGCAATATCATTAAGGTTTAAAGATGTTTTAGAATTTCATCCAACAAAAGAAGCTTTAATTGGTTCTATTGGACAATTTTCAGTAGGGTCATTAGAAGAGGTTAAAAATCTTAATCTTCATGATTTTGGTATATTTCTTGAATTAGAACCAGATGAAGATGAAAAAGCTTTACTTGAAGCTAACATACAAATGGCCTTATCTAAAGGAGATATATTTTTAGAAGATGCTATTGATATAAGAGAAGTTAAAAATGTTAAACTAGCTAATCAATTACTAAAATACAGAAGAGTAGCTAAACAAAAAGCTGATCAAGCTCAAGCTGAAGCAGCCAGTGCAGCACAAGCTCAAGCTCAGGGTCAAGCTCAAATACAGGTAGAAGCTGCAAAAGCTGATGCTGAACAAATTAAAACAGATTCAAAGATTCAATATAGAAAAGCTGATATTGAATTTGAAATTAAAAAAATGGAACTTGAAACAAGATCTAAAAAAGAATTAATGCAGTATGAATTTAATTTAAATGTTCAATTAAAAGAACTGGAATTAAAATCGCAAATGGAACTTGCTGAAAGAAGTAATGCTACGGCTTTAACAAAAGAAGCTATGAAAGTAGAAGGAAGAATAAGTGGTGCTCCTAATACTGACAATCCTAGTAAAGATTTTGAATCAGCAGGTAACGACACCTTAGGTGGCTTTGATATGGGAAGATTTGAAGCATCTTAAAATTTAAAAACTATTATATTTTATAAAATTATGGAAAACAATACAGAAGAAAAAGTTGAAGTAAAGGTTGTAAACGGAAATGAGGATGTTGTAATAACTCCTCAAGAAAAAGAAGTAGCAGTACTTGAAAAAGCTGTTGAATCAGGTGAAGTAGATAAAGAATATGGACTTCAAGATGACGGTGTTTACAAAGTTAACATTGACAAAGAACCTAATAACCAAGAAGACAATGCCATTCAAGAGCGAGAAACAAAGGAAATTCCTGTGGGCAAACGAACCGGAGATAGCCAAGAAGTGGACGGCGAAGTACGGGTCGAATCCAATCAAGAAGATACTTCAACCCCAAAAGAAGAAGTAAACGAAACTATAGAAGATTCTCCTTTAGAATTAATAAAAGAAGAAGAAATACAAGAAAAGGAAATAGTAGAAAAAACTATTCCTTTAACTAAAGAAGAAATAGTACAAAATACTAGTATAGAATTACCAGAAGGTGTTGATAAACTTGTTAAGTTTATGGAAGATACTGGAGGCACTGTAGAAGATTATACTAAATTAAATAGAGATTTAACAAAAATAGACAATGTTAGTTTAGTTAGAGAGTACTATGAATTCACAAAACCGCATTTAGACAAAGAAGATATCAATTTTTTAATGGATAAAAACTTTGCTTATGATGCCGATGAGGATGAATCCTCTGATATTAAAGCTAAGCAATTAGCTTTTAAAGAAGAATTATTTAATGCAAACAAAGCTTTAACAGAAGTCAAAGACAAATATTATACTGATCTTAAGTTAAGAAAAAAAAATAATATTGATCCAGAACATAAAGAAGCAATTGAGTATTATAATAAACAAATGCAACAAGTTGAAGGAAGAACAAAATTCCAAAACGATTTCAATAATAAAACTGAAAAAGTATTTTCTGATAATTTCAAAGGTTTTGATTTTAACGTTGGAGAAAACAAATATAGGTTTAAAGTTGAAAACCCTCAAAAAACAAAAGAGTTCCAGTCGGACATTACAAATTTTTTAAACCAATTTGAAGGTGAAGGAACCGCTA